CTGTGGTGTGCAATTATTACTTGCACATTTTCAAACTCACTTTGTAATTGTTTTAACTTAGCTTGTGCTTGAGAAACTTGCACGATAGCATTCTTATGCTTATCATCAAGTTTAGTTTCGTCATATTGTTTTCCGTCTATTGTTATAGCCATTTGCTACCTCCTTATACTATTTTAATTTCTGTTGCTGATTGCTTACCACGCTGTTCAGCAAGTTCGTATGTTACAGCTTGTCCAACTTCAAGTTGATTTATACCTGCTTTTTCTAATGCTGAAATATGCAAAAATGCATCCTTGCTTCCGTCATCAGGTGTTATAAATCCGTATCCTTTTTTTGGATCAAACCATTTTATCTTACCTTGTGCCATTTTCCTCCTTTCTAAATTTTAAAGTCAGAAAACTGACCTAGTTTTTTAAATTTGTTATCTGTTGAGATAGGGTCCTTTTGACCACTTTCAACTAAATCTTCTTGTGCTGTTTGTTCTACATCATACAAACGCATTTTAGACCTATCGACCCCAATAATAAACTTTCGATTAACTGTTGGGTCATTATATCTGTTCTTCAACTGTTTCACCATTATCTGGTTTTTTTCTTCTAGTTCTTCACTAGAGATTAAAGCAAACATAAAGTCTGCTGTTGCAGGAAGACCAAAACTTTCTGAGGTATCTTCTAAACCTACATCACTACTAACATAACCACCTCTTGTTGTTTGAGTAGCAGAAAAGATAGGTATATCATGTTCAACTGCCAGTCCTCGTAATTCTTCGGCGATTGATTTTATGTAAGTATATGAATTAACATTTGCACCTGCCTTAAATCTTGACGAGGAACATATATTTAGATAGTCAACAAATACAATATCTGGTTTAAATGATTTCTTTAATGCCAACTCACTAATCAAATTTTTAAAATGTCCTGTGTGAGCAGACGCCGTAGGATATTCTTTAATAATTATTTGACCGGTTGTTTTACTTTGTAGTTTGTTTATCTTTGTTTCATACATTTGATAAGGCAGTTCTTCTAAATCACTCATGCCTACATTTAATAAGTTTGCGTCTATTCTTTCAGCAATTCTTTCTTCAGCCATTTCTAAAGTAATATATAAAACATTTTTACCTTGTAGTAATATAGATGAAGCAAGGTGTGTCATAAACATAGTTTTACCAACACCAGTGCCTGCAAGACAAATATTCAATGTCTTACTTGGTATGCCGCCTCTAGTTATCTTATTGAAAAAATCTAAATCTAATTCAAGTCTTTCTTCTTTCTTTTTATAGAAATCATATCGCTCTTTTGATTCAAGTAAATAATCATGCCCAACTTTCTGGTCAAAAGATACTGATAATGCTTCTGATAACATTTCAGGTAGATATTCTGGCGTATGAGTTTTATCTCGACCGTCTATGATTTGTATGCCACCTAAGATTGCATTGTGTATAGCACGGTCTTTACAAAAAGTTTCTGTTGTTTCAACTAACCATTCTAAATTAACTGGTTCTGGATTTAATGTTCCTAATATTTCAGTTATCTTTTTATATTCATCTTCGGTAATTGTACGATTACTATTGATTTCAATAGATAAGGATTCTTTTGTAGGAAGATTGTTATACTTATTAACAAACTTATATATTTCTGCAAATAATAACTTCTCTAATCTATCAGAAAAATATTCTTCTTTGATGAAAGGTAAAACTTTTCGACAATAATCCTCNTTATGAATTAAATTTTTAAGTGCTGTTCGTTCAATTCTCTCCATCAAGTTGCCTTTCTTTTTTGTTTAATCTTTTTAGCTCTAATCTTTATAGGATCTCTTGCTCTTTTTAATCTTTCTTCAAAAGACAATTTTCTATTTTTTGGTTGTTTTGGTTTTTTACCTTCCATATCTAAAAGCATTTTTTGATACTCGTCTAATTTTGTATTTCCTTTTCTACCAAAACCTATATGAAATTTTTGTTTACCTGACCAATTATCTGTAATTCTACCCATCAAGTTGCCTTTCTTTTAGTTTCTCATCTAATAACACAACCAATATATCACCAATATGGTCTATAAATTCTTGACTATCTGTATCTGCTTGGATTTTATTTTCTATGATTGTGTAATCAAACTTCATGGGTAATTGACCATTAACTGCTTCTGATTCAGGTGCAAATCCTACATTACCATATTTGAACACTATACTGGCATAAGGACCACTAATCAATTTAAGACCAGTAAAATCCTCTCCAGGTTTCTCTACGAATACATAGTCCTCGTTATGTTTAGGATTGGTCGTTTTGTGCGGTGTCGGGTATTTCTGTGTCAATTACATCTCCGTATTTAAATTCTTTCACACAAGCCTCATCTAACTGTTTTAATATTTCTTTTGTGAAATACTTTTCAGGATTATTGTTTATTGTTTTACCAAAGGTCTTACTACCATCTGGTAATTCTATTCTTGTGGAAACTGACTTAAATATATTGTGTTTTAATGCTAAATCTAATAGACCGTAGTATCTATCTAAACCTTTATCATATGTTAATCTAACATCAACTACTTTATTCTCTTTTGTTAATCTGGATTTGTAATTTTTACAATGAATAATATTACCGATAATTTCTGTTCCGTCTTTTTCTTTTCGTTTAGATAGGTATACGATTGAACTAGCCGCATATTTGAGACCAGAACCGCCACCCATTTCTTTTGTAGGGAACATACTACCGACAACATCATAAGTATGGTTAGTTATTATAAGGGGAACTTTCGCTTTCCCAAGTTTTAGTGTGAGTACTCTAAAGGCAGCTTTTACTATTTGTGCCCTTGTCATATCTTTAGTTTCTTTTCCTGCTTGTGTATCTTCCATTTCTTTAGTAGTAGATAACATACCTAAGGAATCTAATACAAGCAATAATGGTTTTCTTTCAGACGGATCTTGGTCAATATATTTGTCTAATACTGTAATCGCCTGATGTCTAAATTCTTGAACAGTAGTAACTGGCATAATCACCATACGACTACTATCTATTTCTCTTTCTTCTATAATGTCTTTTGTAACTGCTGATTCACTTTCAAAGAATATAACTCCGCCGTCTGGGTTTTGGTCAAGGAAGTTTTTACACATACCTAATACAAAGAAGGTTTTACCTGTTGCACTTTCGCCTGCAATAGCAGTAATCTTATTAGATGGTAAACCTCTATGTATACCACCACCTAACAATGCATTGAATATATAAGAACCTGTATCAATAAAATCTGTTACATCTCCTGACGCACCATCTGATACTAGACTAGCATACTCGTTGCCTGTTTCTTTTATAATATCTTTCAAAAAATCACTCATTATTTTCTACCTTTACTTTATATTCTATATGTAAATCTTTTTTATTAAAGTTTTCAGCATATTCTTTTTCTCTATGCTTACCACCCTCTAAATTGTCAACATACATAGAATGAAATGTCCATTCACCTTTTTTGCCATTTATTTCTCTTTGATAAACTGTAATCATATTATACTATATATATCATTCCGTGTCAAGCGAAAAACTCATCTAAATTAGATTTTCTTGAATATTTAAATAAGTCAGTTTTAGGGCCAAAACACCAGACATTTTCTATAAACATCTTGTTCATAAAGTCTGCTTTCTCTTTTTCATCTTTAAATAATGTATCNGATTTAGGTCGTTGCATAATTCTCATGCCAATCTGACCAAGAAACTTATCTTGAAATCTATCTACTAGTTCATCACCAGAACGATAACGAACACCTTTGATTTTAGGATCCATGATATTCACAAACATAAATTTTGATACACTCATAGTTTTTTCTGCAACTGGTAAATAAAAATCATCACGCCACTTGTAATACTCGTTAAACTTGTGCCATGATTGATCCTCTTGATGTTCACCACCTTTGTTATATTGTTCGGTAGAGAAGTATGGTGGACTTGTAATGCAACATCAATCTTTGGTAGTTTGTGATATGGTAAATCTTCAGCACCACATCTCCATATCTGAACTTTTTTAGGTTTAGATAAAAGTTTATTATACGAACTTATCTGTTCTTGATATCTTTGGTAAGTATTAGGGTTAGGATCACAGCCATAATATTCTTCAGCGTCTGAGGCAAAGAAACCTGCAAGTCTATCACCCCAACCACAACTTGTATCTAAAACTGTTTTAGCATTTGTAATATCATAGATTGCTTTTGCAACAACTGGTTTAAATTGTGTTGCAATATAAGTGCCTAATCTAAATGCTGATATATAACTTTTTTCATCTAATTGACCACCTACTAGTTTTTCTGTTTCAGTACCATCTAATTCTTTTATCTTTGTAAGTTTAACTCCATTTATACCTCGCCATATGGGTCCTAGGCATTTCCAGATAGCATAGGCATCACCGTTCTCCCAAACTTCTTTAGGTGCTCGAAAGCCATAACTACTACATTCTAATCTCAAATCTTGCATGAAATAATTACTTACATCATTAAAGGTACTAGCACCATTTATTAAGCCAAGACCCCACTTACTATAAGAGTATTTGTAATCATCATACTTTTCAAATACTTCTTTTTCTACTTGCTCATTAGGAATGCAAATG